TCATGGCAGGTATTTTTTCAACTGCTAAACTCTCCATTAGCATGTCAAGAAGTATCTGTCCCTCTTTAGTTCTAGGCATACGAACAGGCTGAGAAACACTAGAACTACTTCCACCACTACCAAACAAGAAATCTAATAATCCCATAATTTACACTCCTTAAACATTACCTAACCAGGAAGATGCTAACTTACTCCACAATTCATAGGGTGCAAGAGGATTGGCTTCCTCTGCGTATTCAGAACTATACTTTAACAATTCACCCAACCCACCTATTGAGTTTAAGAAATTTTTAACTTTTTCCTCAGTTCTGTTTAATGCCTCAATATCATAAGATTTTGATAGCTCAGCAGTTACACCCTTTAAAATGTTTTCCTGGGTTGTACCACCAAGCAAACCTTTTTCAGCTAATGGGGCTAAGGATTCAGTTATTTGTCCCTCATAAGCTGGCCTAAATCCAGCAAGTAAACCCTGTCTAGTTTCTCCAAATAATTTTTCAGCTCCACCTGGTCTTAAGTATTCTTGTAACCCGGCTAATGCTTCCGCAAAAGGTAATTGCATCAGACCTTGATTTTGTGGTGATACTCCCTGATAGGCTCCTTTAAAAGCATAGGGGTATAATCCTTCTGGTATTTCTAAATCAGTTCCACCTTCTGTTGTACCAACGCCATAATCAGTAGGAGTTTCAGTGGGTACTATTGCTGTAGTTGTTGGCTGTTTTAATAATCCCAATCTAAACATATCAGAAAGCATTTTATATTCACTTGGAGACATTGTTCCGCCAATAGGGGAACCGGTTGGGTCATATACAGTTTTACCTAATAAGGAATATAAATCTGATTCTGATTTTCCCCCAACACCACCATAAAATGGATTTTCCATTATTTCTGTTTTATATCCAGTTAAAAACCCTCCGGTTGGACTTACGGCAGAAGTAGGAGCATACCCATATAGGGTTTGCGGATTGGCAAATTCAGCACCAGGAGCAGTAAAACCCGAATTATAAACAGGAGAATATGCTTCTGGTGTAAACTCGTAAGGATTAAAATATTTTGTATTCCATAAATCATCTAAATAGCCCATTTATATCTCCTATTTTTTCCTAAGTTTTCCCATATAGCACATAAAAACAGCTATATCCAATTAAAATATATCCTGAGTAACCGCTTCTTGAATATAATAATTTGAACGTATTCTAAAGTTTTGTAAAAATATAGTTATACTTGGGTATGCATAGGCATAAATTTGAACAAGATCATTTGCTGCCACTGTTATATCTTCGGTAAATACTTGGTAACTTGTGGATTGAACGGTTCTTTGTGTTCCAACAGCAGCACCATTTACATATATTCTAGCATAACTTGCATATGTTGAAGATGTGCTTTTTGCTTCAAAATATACACTTATAACACCACTTCGTGACACAACAATTTCCTTCCCTTTTGTGTAACTTGTTGCCGTAGTAGAAGTTTCTGTATTAGAAGCTATAAGTTGTTTAGTGCCTGTGGCATACTGCAATTTATTGGAGTTTAAAAATCCCGTGCCGGTTAATTTAGAACCGGCCACACCACTCACCTTGTCATCTGTTATAAAACCACCTGCCATTTTTGCTCTACCCTCAGCATCGGCAGAAAGAAAACCACCTGCCATTTTTGCCCTTCCAGCAGCATCATTTGTAAGTAATCCATCCTGCAAAGATACTGTGGCAACTGTATTTGCATTTAAACTACCAGTAAGTTTACTTGCGGCCATATCAGTTATTTTGGCATCAACTATAAAACCATCTGCCATCTTCAATCTTCCGGCAGCATCAGCAGTTAAAATGCCATCAGCCAAATCAGCAAGTACAATTACACTATCTTTTATTGTACCGTCTTCGTTTAAGGTAATATCTAGTCTTGCATCTAGTGATACCTTGCTTCCTCTGGCCGCATAAACCTCAGCAGCAGCAGCTTTGAATGAGGTTATATCGCCAGCATTTGCTACAAAATCTCCATCTTTAAGTAATCCACTGTCTATGGTAATACCAGAAGTGGCAGTCTTTTCTTTAATAACATCAATTTGAATTGGCACAAAAAAAGGAACATCATTGCTTCCGGTTTTTTCAGTTATACCATCAGCATAAACTATATTATCTTTACATTTAACACCATCAATGGTAACACCAGCACCGGCAGTTTTCTCTGATATAATATCGGCGGTATGAGCACCAAGAGTGCTGTGCTCTAATCCCATTCTAGCCGCCGCATCAGTAGCAGTTCCCTTTAATGCCGTTGGCTCAAGTAAGGTATATAAGGCATCAAAGTTACCTTTGGATTTAGTAACAAGATTTTCTTTTACGGTAGTTGGGTTATCTATTGTGTATGGAGGACTTTCAGCCATTGTAATTTACTCCTATTCCTTTATTAATCTGGAAATGAAACTTATTCCATTTATAACTACATCTGTATTTTTGTATGAAATGAGATTTACTGAAACCATTGCTCGTCTAAAAAAAATACCATCAAATAAAGCGCGCTCTAAAAATTCATCACCAGTAAAAAATGTGGCTTCCGAAGTAAGCATTGTCGCATCTTCTGTAATAAGTAGATTTGTAAAAACAGAATCATAAGTTATTGTATAGCACTTAGATGCAGATTTATCAACATAAATTGAAATTTCACAAGTTACTTCATCACTATTATTTACAGTAAATATCCAATTATTGGCTTCTTTTAATATTAAGTTTGAACCAAAATCATTAAAAGAAGTATAAAAAAATGTAACTGGAAGCAATCCATCATCAAGACAAGTTGTTACATCATATTTATAAACATATCCATTGGAACCACATATAAGCATTTCTCCATTTGGAGCATAATTAAATCCAGAAAAGTCAAATAAAAATTTATATTTAGTCCATTTACCATCTAAATCAGAAACTAAAATGTAAGACAAACCTTCCATTTTCACCCAAAATTGATTTTCTCCTGGGTAATACTCAGAATAACTATTCTCATTGCATCTTTCAAAATGAATTTTTTCGTTTTTTCCTTTTGAAAAAGATATTTTTTCAACAAAATCAGAAATACTTGCTATTTTAGAAGTAAAGTTAAACGTACCACCACCAGTAACTAAAAACATTTGATTATCGGCTGAATCAAAACATCTAGTTGAGCGTGCATCTATATTAGAAATGCTTGAATCTGTATCAGATATTTTTCCGGCAGCACTAAAAGTAGAAAAATATAATGACTTTTCTTTTACAGTGTATAATTTATCAAAATATAAACAAAAATCTTTTATTGAGTAACCATCACCTAATCCTATAGTTTCATAACCACCATCAGGTACTCCACTAATACCATCTGAGTTCCAAGCATACTCATCATTCAATCCAGAATACCAAACATAAGAACCATTATCTGGATCAGCAGTAAGAAGTAATCTATTTTTTCTTACTACACTTCTTTTACTTTTAGGCCCGCCATTCTCGTGTAAATATGTGGCAACTACATCGTGACCAGAAGGTGGAGCAATGGTAAAAACTATCGCTCCTGTTGTATCATTTATTGTATAATCTGTTCCTTCTACTTGGGCAACTCCATTAACAGTAATTGTTTGTGAATCTGCAACTATAGGAAAATGATCTAAATTATAATCTGTTTCAATTCCATCACCAGTACCAACCAATTCATTTTGATACCTATTATGGAGTTTATTAAAATTCCAACTTGTATCACAAACCTTAGTAACCCCACCATCACTGATTATCAATTTATTATTAAATACAACAAAATCTGTTGGCTTTCCATCTAAATTACCTATCTCAACCCATGTAGTTGCTGGATTCCAATAGTATAGTTTAGCATTTGACGCAGCAATGTACTTAGAGTTGAAATAATATGCAGCATAACAAACCTGGGCGGTGGGTAGGGGGTCTGTTGCAACTTTACTTGTTCCATATCTTGGTATCAAGCAAACAGGTAAATTCTCTTTTTCCCCACCAATAAACTTAAGATTTTGTATTTTAGCTAGGGCGGTAATAGGAAGAGACGCAGCAGGAAGATCATCTATCCAACCGTGCTTAAAATCACTAAACCCAAGTTCTTTTATATTTTCTTCTTGTTTAGGCATTTATAGTTCCCAGTTAGATGTTTCTATTAAAGAACCACCCTCTACAAATGTAGGTTTTCTCATTGAAACAATATTGTATATTCTTGCTTTAACAATCCCCTGTAAAGCAGAATCAACATTGGAGGCTTTTTCAAGACTAAGCATAGACCAAAATCTAAGATACTCAACTATCACATCATCAATTACCCCGCTTAACGGTATTGACTCGGTTAATGCCATAAGTTCGTCTAGTTTAGGATAATAATAAAGTATAAACCTATATGGATAAACCGCATCTGGTATTGGTCTAATGTATAAATTAACGCCCTTTATTTTATATGCTGCCGGTTGACCGGTTTCATTTTTATATAACTCTAAAAATCTATCATCACAAGGACTAATTTCACCAACTCGTTTCCATTCACTGGATTCTTGTCTTTCCAATACAATAAATTGCTGTGATTTAAAATCACTGGGCAACAATAACGTATCATCAGCAGCAGTTATGGGCATTATTACTGCCACACCAAACAACTCAGAGGCATCCCAAAGTATAAGTTCTTCATTAACTGCACGAATACCTTTATTTATAGCAAGTAGGGCATTAGCATCACTTATCTTGGTACTGCCTGAATCTTTTATTTCGGCCCGTATTAGGGCAAGAACTTGTGTGCCTGTCAAAGTTTTACCCCCTATTTACTTCTAAATATATAATCTAATACTTGAACACGAAAAGCAGTAAATTCATTTTTAAGTTCTTTTAAATCTACCTGCAAATGATGTAGATCATTATTCATAAGTTTGCGGGTTAGAAATAAATTACCAATAACCAAGGCTGAACATATACTTGTAAGTATTATGATAATTTCGTTCATTTCTTTCCTCTTTTCTTCAAAAATCCGGTAGGTTTCCACCCATGTTCCACGCCTTGTAACAATCTTATAGCTTTTTTTGCCGCTTCGGGAGAACCACAAGTTTGCTTAACAGACCACTTACCACCTTTTTTATGTAAAACTTTATTTCCCTCTATTTTGTATGGCATGTTTGTCCTCTTTATGTCTTGTTTGTCTCCTTACGCAGGCGTACCCTTACTTACCTGAAACTTAGGTGTAACTTTCAACTGATCTCCGTTGTTTACCGGAGTAAAAGAAGCGGCCAATTTTTCAGCCCATACCAACACACCATCGGCATCCACTACATAATATCCATAAATTGTTGGATTGGTCGTTAGCGGCCCGGTAAATGTCCACGTCTGCTCCGCATACACCGCATCAGATGGGTCATTTCCAACCGTTACTGTCCAACTGCCATTAGTTAGAGTTTTTGCTGCGTAACCCCCACCTACTGCTTCTGTGTAGGTTCCTGCGGTATCAGTATCAGCAGGAGTTACATCAAGTACAAATAGTTTTAATGTTAAATTTCTTCCACCAACAGCCCAGGAATCATTAAAAAATCCCTCTAATATTATGTCTGCTCCCACATCTGCCAATACTAATGCCATAATCTATTCCCCCTATACCTCTTTATAATCTATTGTTCTACTATAAGAATCAGAACCACCTGTGGTTTTATGGTCAACTGTCTTACTGTATACATCGCTTCCACCAGTTGATTTATGATCTACAGTTCTACTATAAGAATCAGAACCACCTGTGGTTTTGTATGTAATAAACAACATTTTTTCTTCACCAAATAATGATTCACCACCAACTAATGCTCCACCCTGCATGGTGTAAGAATATATTGTTACATCACTATTCCAGTATCCAGCAATGCCACCAACTATGCCACCGCCAGTTATTTTATGATCTACTATTCGTATAAATGGTGCAGAACCGCCAGTTAATGCTCCACCAACAGACTCACAATCAACTACTCTATTATATGAAAAAGTACCACCTGTTATACCACCACCAGTTGGCTCATAATCTACTATCCTGTTAAATAAAACTAATCCACCACTTACGCACCCACCTATAAATTTATAATCCACAATTCTATTATAGGGGAAAGTACCTCCGCCTAATCCTCCTCCTACCATTGTGTAAGAATAAGATTGATAACTAGTTGACCAATAATCAGCCTCACCACCAACCAAACCACCACCAACAAACTTATAGTCAACTATTCTATTGTATGAGGAAACACCACCCGTTATACTGCCACCAACCATAGTATATGAATAGGATTGTAATCCGCCACCAATCAACCCTACCAACACACTTTGCCCGTCACTCCAATAGGCATTGAGTGGCATAGCTGATTCCGGCTGTATCAGTACGCTTTGACCATCAGACCATGTGCCATTCAGAACTACTGCCACTATTTCTTTTCCTTCTCATACTTGGCCTTAAGGTTCGTCAGGCATGTTATCAGCCTTGTCATATCTGCCTGTAGTTTCGTGATGCGTTCGGCTATCTTTACGGACATTTTCTTCTCAGCCATTACACGCCATCCCTTAACTGATTGTCGATGTAGTAAACATCCTGCGTTGCACCTTCTGTGGGCATTGCCAGATAAACCCTGTAACGTACCTTGCCTACCTGTCCAGGCGTGAATGTTACAGGAAACCATGTCCATGTAGAATTTGCTGCTAAGACAGCGGTGGATTTGTTTATTTGTTTTGCCGTGCCGCTGCCTGCGCTGAAAGATTCTGCCTCAAACCAAAGCTGTGCCACTGTTGGATAAGTAGCATCAATCCCCGTGACCTCAATATAAACGCCCCTTGTCTGTGCACTGGCTGCAACGGCCTCTTCACTCCATTCGTGAATCTGCCAGGGGAAATTCGTATGGTTATTGGCATTAGGTGTGACTTTGATAGAGTTGTCCGCTCCACCACTTCTTACTTCAGTGGTTTCCCGTTCTACCATGCCTTGATAATACTTGGATTTGTGGTCACCAACAACCTGATTATGGTCTTCGGAATAGACCGCAGAGCCAAGAAAGGAACACGTTACTTTTTCGAAATTAAAAATACACCTGCGAGCACGTATAATCCCACTAGAGCATTGAATATCGATTGTATTGGCAATTGTTTGTCCAAAAGAAGTATTCTCAATTTCTGCTATTCCCGTTAATATATATAGTCCCTTTGCAGAATTATCTATTGATGTATTTTTAATCTCTACAACCCCTGTTAGATAAAGCCCAGATTCTGTGTTCCCTGTTATAGTTGCTCCATCAATTTCTGCTCTTCCAGCTATAGCACTACTCAATATGCAGGATATACCTGTCGTATTTCCACTGGTTTTACAATTAATTATTTGAGTTCCTTGACAGTTGATTGCTCCTAGTGCCCCAAAGACATCTATCGAATTTCTTGCATCAAGATTTTTTCTAGTCCAAAAATCATCTCCATCTATTAATAATCGTACCGCTGTCCCACCAAAATCTATAATAGGGACAACATCACTGGCATCTCCCCACGGGTCAATAGTGGAAGAGCACCCCTGTAATGTAATCGGTAAAGAAATAGTACCATCTTCATCGAAGACAACATGCACACCCTTATAGGTGTAAGTCAAATTTGCCCGCATATAGATAATGTCACCAGGACTGCGCACCGAATCAGTGGTGGCCTGGCTAAGATGGGCATAGGCATCTGCTAATGAGCCAACACCGGCATTTTTCTTTGAAGCATTTGCAGTATCGGTTACAGTGGTTTGTTGAAACGCAGGACTGATCGTCATGGATGTGTCGGAGGCACGGGCGGTGACTTTGTACCATTGCAATCCATCTGATACACGAACGTAATTGCCATTGGCTAATTCAGTGGTAAATGCCGTGCCAGAGCCGGTGACAGTTGCAGAGGCATTCGTAAAGGTAAGCGTGCCTGTCAACGTGCCAGATGAGTAACTATGATCTACATAGGCATCAGCCATTAGATAAGCCCTCTCACTATCTTCTCATCCTCAATTGCCGCCTTCTTACCATTCAACCGTTCAAGTTGTTCGGATATTTGGATAACCTCATCGGCATTGCTGGTTTCAAGTAGCTTGGCTTCGAGGTCTGGTATGGTGCTATTGTAACAAGTTAAGGCAATGTCAAGTTGCTCGTTAGTTAATTGTTCTACATTATACGGCATTAAACCCTCTCCTCTCCCGACCACCCATCCACTCTTATTTTATCTAAGACAGAAAAATTACTCTAATATAAATATAAACCTAAATACTTTAGCAGCTTCGTCAAGTGCAGTACCTATAGTAATACCACAAGAATCTTCTGTGGCAGTACCATCATACTCAGTAAACCCATTAGAAGTAATTACTGAATTGGCGGCTGCGGTATCCTGACAAGCATATCCATCAGCCAATCCTTTGTAATATGTCCACTCAAAATCACCGTCGGTGATATTCCATACCTTACCCCAAATAGGTTTCCCACCAAACTTTAAATTATGTGCAGCACCCGCTCCCGTATATGTTCCATATACTATTCTTGCGAACGGAACTGTAGTCCAAGAAATTGCTGTAGCCATTTATTTTTCCTCTCTTATTCTTTTTCTATTGGTTTTTCTACTTCATTGTGTATTTCTACACTAAATCTTTTAACTGTTGTTTCTGTATTTCTTACTTGTCCAGTTTGGTGATCTAACTTTGCAACATAATCCTGATATTTGGAATTGCGAAGAATATCAATGGAACATTCCGGCAATTCTACTTTTTCGCCCAATGGAATATTGATTGATTCCCCCCCTTCACCAGATACAGGATAATCACCATTTCTACCCTCCAAAGAATATACAGTACACATGTATCTTTTTTGCTTCTCTACTTTCTTTTCTTTCATTACTTCCTCCATTATTTATACAAGTAGTTAAACTGGATGCTTAAAATAAGGGGCCAGAATTAACTGGCCCCCATTCTACTAGATACTAGCACACGTCTCAATTCTTACCATCATAGCTTCCCTAAGTATCTTACAGGTTATTGCGGCTTTCCACCCACTTGTCTGTAACTGATGCAGAGGGTCACCAGAACCACCACTACCAAGAGGATTAATTATATTGGTAATGGTTTTTGGCCCCAACGGAACTACACCATAAGCATCCTTAGCAAATATAAGAATGCTAAACGCAGCATTGGCTGTGGTGACAGGATGCTTGTAAATACCAGCCGTAGTATTGGTCAAAGTATCATCAAACATCTTGGAGTTTGTTGAGGATATAAAACGAATATCCTTAAAAGCACCAAACTCGCCTTCCTGAATATCACTCTGACTTGCGTACTCACTAACATGTTGGAATCCAGTCATTCCTTCCAGATCGGCCTGTACATAAGGATGAGTAATAGCAAAGAACGAAGCCCTTACTGGTTTGGTTCCAACATTTGGCCCGGCAGATATAGTCTCAGTAATTCTATGCGCATTAGCCAAATTAAGTGTTCTTATCGCTTTATTTAAAACAGGAACCCCGTTTGTAGTATCCATAACATTAACCAGAGCAGCACGGTTCGCTACAGCAGCATTCATTAAAGCAATAGTACCAACATTCAATGGTTCCCTATACACTACATCTAAGGTATTACCTGCCTGCTCAGCCAATAGGTCGGCAGTCTCTACCAATATTGGGTCTATTTCAGTCATACTTACCATATCGGAGATAGGCACATAATCTCCGTATTGTTTAACCGTGGCCGTTATATCGGCAACAGAAAGCTGACTGCCGGCCCGTGGCACTCCTTCTACCAGCGGTATAGTAGCCGCAGACAGAGAATTAACAATTCTCCAGGTCATAGACTTACCTGCCCCACCACGCCCACCTTTTAATCCTAATGGAGCAAGTTTACCAAACTTATCGTGTACTAGAAAGGGGATGGCCCTTTCAAGTAATACGCGATTATATACTGCCGCAATTTCAGCAGATACAATCGTACTTGTCGTAGTTACTAACATATTAATTTACCTCTCTTATTCATATCCACTTATTTTATTTAACGCCTTACGAAAATCTTTGGAATTCATTTCCCAAACTTTTTTTGCCTTGCCTTCAGCAGTTGTTTCTTTTTCTAGCCCGGGAATAGCAAATGAATTCCCGGGTTCAATTTTTGGTAATCCATCTAACTTTTCGTTTTTCTTTGTAGTTATATTTTTCTTTGCTTTATTAAAATACTTCATAAAAGTATCAACATCTGAATCAGCAAGCATTTGAACCTTTAATGGTTCCTGGGAAACCAATTCCGCAACCTCCGTCATGATATTATCGTAGTTTTCATTTGTTGCTTTTAAAGTCTGCAAAAACATAGCATGTCCGCTATCTCCGGTAACAGGTTTTACTGCCTTATCATCGCCTTTATTGGAGTTATCAGAATTATCAACATCACCAACACCTAATTTCTTTTTAAAATATCCGTTTAGATGTTCCACTGCTGCCGGGTCAGCTTCCAGTAACTCGACCAACTTCTTATAAGGTGCTATCTTTTGCATTTTCTTAGTGTAATCCATACCCTGTTGGGCAAGTTTCACGGCTTCTTCTTTTTTTACTTTAACTTCCTTACCACCATAAACCAGGGTTAATTCTTCTTCATTACCTTTATCATCATCAAGATTAAATTCATCATCATATAGATCATTGGCCATTTTATTATTCCTCTCTTAAGATATTCTCTACTTGATTTATTAATACATTCCCCTGTGCTCCTGAGATGTATTGTAATAAATAGTTATTGAATGTATCTAAGAACCTCAATAACAGATATAGATTTTCTCTATACTCTTTTTCTTCTACTTTACTTTTAACTAACTCACTTAAAAACGATTTTCTAGTTTCTTCCACAAAGGAATCAAGAAATCGTTTCGCCAGGGTTGCTTCGTGACCAAGTTGTCCTATCTCTAGATTTACGTCTTGAAGTTCTGGCATTATCTACCTCCCCCACCAGCCATTTGTGCCATAATAGCAGCTATGTCTGGTGTTGCTTCTGCGGGTGCACCGCCGGGTGCTTGCCCAGGTTGTACTGCTCCAGGTTGAATTGCATTTGGTGAACCAGGAAGAGCCATACCGGGTTGACCCTGTGGTTGTTCTGCCGGGTTATCTATGAAATCTTCTGGATTTCTGTTCATAGCCATTACTACCTCTCTAGCAATATTATATATCTTGTTAGGAGATGTAATAGGAATGCCTTTTTCTGCTAAACCAAGAACTAATTTCAAGAGATAATCCATTTGTTTTATGGTATCCTCTTGGTCAGACTCAGCTGCTCCTACTGAGCATTTAGCAGTTACTTTTATATTATCTGGTAACTGATATATATATTTTTTAACGATCTGAGCATAAAAATTTGCTAAATCGCTTAATCCGGTTTCACTAAAGATTCGTGCTATCAATCTTATTCTCTTGGACGAAGCTCTCATGATTCGTCTGATACCCTCTGCGGTTCGATTTAGACTTTCTGCGTTCATTCCCTGATTATACCTAGTGACACCTAATTTGTTTTCTTCTTTACTCTTGAAAAATTCAAGTGCACGGTAAATATCAGTTCCTAAAGGCGTGGGAGAAAGTCTTTCTACACCATCTTTGGGGGCACGAATGAAACCGGCATGTGCAAGTATATCAGATAAAGCAGTTAGATTGTTTGGGTCTAACCGCCAATACCCATAATTAATGCGATTTAGATTATCAATTAAGTTTCTTTGCAGCGCAGTATTTAACTTCTGCAAATCTTCTAACTGCTCAGATATTGAAATTCCAAGAAATTTATGTGTATCTATGCAATTAGTAATACGATGAAACATATTTCCAATATCATTTATCTGTAAATCAAGTAAAAGAGAATTATTGGGCACAAAAATAGCAATTACATCTTCTGTTAATCCATCTAAGTTTACATCAATTTTTGTATGACATTCCCAAATTTCCACCGGCTTTAATAAATCATCTTTTAAGTCATTATTAAACATCCCTGGAAGATTATCTTCGGCCAAAGAATGTGCCATAAACTCTTGCATTTCTTTCGAAACATTTGGTATTATCTTACTAACATTTTCTTTGTATTTATATTGATCTTTCTTTTTATTAAGATAATCCATTGTTACCACTTTAGCATGGGCCTGAAACAACGGTACTCCATCTTCATCTAATTGGTAAGAAAATCTATACTCATCTGGCGATAAAATCTCTGTTCTAATTACAGGTTCTTCTTCATATTTACGTTTAATTTTTATTCCAGTTACATTGTATTGAGGTCTCTCAACCGGCATGCCAGGAGTTGGTGGTAGCATTCCTACTTTGTATTCTGGATAAATCTTCTCTATTGTCGTATCATTTTTTAATGTATTAAAATCAGCAAGTGTCATATCAGGAAGTTCTTCTTCTGATACCTTAATTTTTCTATCCACATAGGATTTAGCAACAGCATGCTTATAAATTAACCCATCTTTAAAATACACATATTTAACAAGAAACCCATTTGGCTTCTCATTAAACATTAAGTTAATTTTCTTTCTTATTTTTACAGCAATTTCTGGGTATTGTTCGCATTGTACCGAAAATATATCACCGTTAAAAATCTCTAAAAGGTCTGGCATAATCCACTCAACAGTATCGTAAGTATCCGAAGCTACTATTTGGGATTGATTCTTAACTTCATTTCCTAAGTTTTTTGCGCGATATAACTTATAATCTTTGCGGTTACGTTCCTTTGCAGCAGAAAAAAAGTCTGTTGCAATAGTCATATCATGACTTAACAGTTTCCCAATATCTTCTTCACTCATTTTTATTTCAGTATTCTTGGGCATTTACTTTCCTTAAATAGAAGATAAGTGGACTTCACCCACTTTAAATTAGTATAACATTTTTTTATCGGTTTGTCAAGTATTATTTTTAAATTGTGTTAGGAAAAATATAACTATTGAGAATCGCTGGTCTATTTTTTATAATTTCTTCTAAATCAACCATCTGCCCCACACCGGATTTATCAATTCCTGAGCAAAGATATTGAAGTGCTTCATGACTATGGGATTCTTCTGTCTTTTCAAATTTCAAATCATCGCTTATAGTAGATCGCTTAGCATATTTAAATCTACCTAAAAATCCCTGAAACAAAACAGGACAATTCTCTATATCTAAAAATAAACATGGTTCCCCATCTACCATAGAATTTAGATATTTAGAAACTGATTGCCTTCTTTTCTCTTGACCCAATTCACCAGCGATTGGATATATTCCTCTTTCATTTAATACATCAATACAACTTCTCATATCAATCTGAGATTGAAAGAATCCTGATGGGTCACAATAATCATAAAACTGATAATCTCTAAATCTATTTTGAACAGCCGGAAGTATTATCTGATCTACAAATCTTTCCAATCCCATTGTGCCATTTGATATTGTATATTCCTGTGGTATAAACAATCTACCCTGATTTAGTTGTGCAAATACACAACTTGGATTAAGCCCAAAATCCCAACCCCTATAAATAGGCAACATTGGATTAAATATAAGTCCACGTTTTCCATGTAATTCTGGATTAAAGTCATTACCATAAACAGGATTATCTTCCAATACTATATGCCAACTACCATCAAGATACCTTTTAGCTAATGCGGAAGGAAGAACTTTATACAAGTTATCAATAAATTCCTGTGTAATATATGGGTTATCTCTTGGTAAAGCTGGATAAAAAGTAAAATTCTTTTCTTTTGGTAACAATCCTTCGTATGCTTTTACCCACCGATTATATAGAAATCCTGCATCTGGATTTGAGGCTAAATATATTTTCTGTTCTGGTATTGAGCCGTCTGGAAGTTTCCACCAACCAATACGAGTAGCTAATACATTAAATGTTGTTTCATCAATTTCACTGGCTTCATCAATAGCCGCCCAACCAATCTCTAAAGAACGTAACTTATTCCAGTCCTCAAAATCCCCATACTCAATCAAAGAACCATTTACTAACTCTATTACCTTATCAGATTTATTGTGACTTTTTAGTAACTTAGAAGGTATAACTTTGAGTAAAGTAACAAGTGTGGTTTTTCTAAAATCAGCAAATGTCTTTCTTCCTATATATCCCCTATTACCTGGGTACTTTAAAGATTGAAACAATGCGCCACCACACAAAGCATAAGTCTTTCCTCCACGCATAGCACCACCAAATAGTGGATACTGTGCCTCAGAAAGCAAATATTCTGTTTGCCTTGGTGTAGCCTCAAAAACTACATTATCATCTATCTTTATTTTTAAACAATCTTTTATCATTGGTTACTTACCAAAATAGAACCCAATTACCAACCCAACAAAACCAGTTATAGCCGGGTTGAGAGCAAGACCCATGACAGCAGGATAAATAGCACAACCACCAATCATGGCTAAAGCAATTAAACCTCTTACAAAATCTTTATCAAACCTATCTAAGAAACTATTCATTTTCATACTCCTCCTTTATCATTTCAAACCAAAAATAAATTTTACCTTTTCTCTCTAAATAGCCAACATAATATCCATCATCAACTTTTCTTATATGATCTGTAAAATACTCATAACACAAATCTATTGTTTTTGTTAATACATTAGGCAATACCACAAAATTCATGAATGGAACAATAAAACTGCCACAAAGATTTTTTCCAGCACCATTTTCAATTTCTTTTGTCAGTACGTGTTTGCCTCCTATCATAACTTTATAATGTCCGTCTTTGAAATTAGTATCAAAATAACCTTTATAAAATTTTGTTAACAATAAATTTTTCATTTCTTCTTACCTCTTTTACCCAATTCAACAATTTCTATAATTGCCTTCTTTGGGACAGCACTAAGAAAACTTG